GTTGGTGCTAATAGATTCTACAAAGAATTTGAAAAACTTGGGGGACATACTTTCATTAAAGAACTTGGAATAAATCCATTATTTTTAGAAGAAGATGACCCAATTAAACAAATGGATTATTTAATTGAAGCACTTGAAAAGATTTCTTTAGAAGATGCGAAAAGAATTTATACAGAGAACTTATCAAAAATAAAAGAAAATAAATCTATCATATTAGATTGGATTTATAAAAATACACAATTTTTAAGAGATTATATTTTAAATTAATACTTATTCAAAGATGGAAGAAACTTATTTAATAAATTTCTCAAGTTACCAAAATAACCCCTACTTCTTATGGGGAACTGCCACGATGGACAGGGTAACTTTCTACACTACAAACACAAATAAAGGTTCATGAATTATTCCCTTACATACGATGATATTCAGTTAGTACCACAATACTCTAACATCCCATCTCGTACAAAAATCAATTTAAATACATTAGTATCTCGTAGATACGGTCTAATAAACCCAATCGTAGCCTCACCAATGGATACGGTTTGTGGTTTAGATATGGCATATAAAATGTTTAAACTCGGTGGAGTAGGTTGTATCCATCGTTTTAATTCAATAGAAGAACAATCAAAAATAGTTAAAGAGTTATATCACAAAATTTACGGTGAAGGGTTTGGTGGACCTTTTGAAGATTGGGGAGTTATGTTAGATACATGGCACTCTGAAATTTCTCATGTCCCTATTATGGCAGCCATCGGAGTAAGTGAAAGTGATAAACAAAGAGCAAAATCATTGGTAGAATCGGGCTGTAATATTCTATTGATTGATGTTGCTCATGGACACCACGAAAATGTTCGTAAGATGATTGAGTGGTGTAAAGAAAATCTTGATGACAAAGTAGATATCATCGCAGGTAACATCGCTACGAAAGAAGCAGCTCAAGAATTGGAATCTTGGGGAGTAGATGGGTTGAGAGTTGGAATCGGTGGTGGTTCTCTTTGTACAACAAGAGTTAAAACAGGATTCGGTGTACCGAATGTAAGTTGTTTGGAAGATATTGTATCAGTTGCGAAAACTCCGGTTATGGCTGATGGAGGTATTCGTTCAAGTGGTGATATTTCAAAGGCTCTGGCAATTGGAGCGAGTTCTGTTATGTTGGGTTCATTAATCGCTGGTACTGATGAAGCACCAGGTCAGATTGTTGAAACTCAAAAAGGTCTTTATAAGAGATATAGAGGTTCGGCCTCGTTAGAAACGAAAGTAGCAAATGGTCAACAGACCAGAAATGTGGAAGGTGAATCCACTGCCATTCCCTACAAGGGCGGAGTTAAGTTCATAGTGAATGGATTACTTGATGGAGTGAAATCTGCATTATCTTATGGTGGTGCAAGTAATTTAGAAGATTTCAAACCTCCATATGTTGTTGTTACTAATTCGGGTATTAACGAAGCAAAACCACATCTTTTATAATCACAGAAAATAATCACTTCGGTGATTAGGTTATGTTTAATTTAAATAAATAGAAAATTAATTATTATGAGAAAACTATTATTAGTTGGATTGATGGCAATGATGTCATTAACAAATGCTTTTGCACAGATTAGTGGGAAAGTGGTTGATGCTGAAACTAATGATGTTCTACCAGGTGCTACCGTCCTTATTAAAGGAACACAAACAGGTGTTGTAGCAGGATTTGATGGAACATTCACAATTGATGCATCACAAGGAGACACTTTGGTTGTTTCTTTTATTGGATATTCAGCTTCAGAAGTATCTGCTCAGAATGGATTATTGGTATCACTTCAACCTGATATCAATGTTCTTGGTGAAGTAGTTGTAACTTCTGGTGTGATTGATATTGCAAAGGTAAGAGAAACACCTGTTGCTGTATCTACGATTTCACCTGCTGAAATTTCATTAAAAGTTGGTAACCAAGAGTTTCCTGAAATTATGAATAAGACACCAGGTGTCTATGCTACCAAACAAGGTGGTGGATATGGTGATTCGAGAATCTCTCTAAGAGGATTCGACCAAAGAAACACTTCTTTCCTAATTAACGGTCAGCCAGTTAATGACATGGAAAACGGATGGGTTTATTGGTCAAACTGGCAAGGTCTTACGGATGTTGCAAGTGGAATCCAATTACAAAGAGGATTAGGAGCTTCGAGATTAGCAGTACCTTCAGTTGGTGGTACAGTTTCAATCTTTACAAAAGCCGCTGAGGCTAAAAGTGGTAGTTCAGTACAACAAGTTATTGGTAACGATGGTTACACAAAAACTACTGTAACTCACTCTACTGGTCTTAGTGAGAATGGATGGGCTTCATCTGTTTTGCTATCTAAGTGGGCAGGTGATGGATATATCTATAATACAAGTGGTGAGGGTTACACTTACTTCTTTGCATTAGGATATGCACCTGAAGATTCTAAACATTCTGTAAACTTTTCTTTATTAGGTGCAGGACAATGGCACCACCAAAGAGATGTTTGGGTATCTATTAGAGATTACCAAAACTTTGGTACAGAAGGAATTGATAGAAGATGGAATACCAATGGTGGTATTTTAAATGGAGAAGAATATTCTCTAAGAAGAAACTTCTACAACAAACCATTGGCAACTTTAAACTGGGATTTTGATATTTCTGATAACCTTAAACTTGCAACATCATTATATGGTTCAGCAGGTAGAGGTGGAGGAACAGGACCAAGAGGTAGAAATTACTACAACTCGGAAACTGATATCCTACCTTTCAGGAAAGACCTTACGGAACATTATTTAGAAGATGGTAGAGGTTCAAGAGATGCTAATGGATTTATTGACTTTGATGCAATCGTTGCATATAACCAAGCTAATACAGATGGTTATAGTGGTGATTTACCATTCGGTGGTCAGTTAATCGCATCTAATGGATTTAGAGAAGATGGTGTAAACAGAGCTGGTTTAATCAGAAGAGCTTCTATGAACTCTCATGACTGGGTTGGAGCAATCTCTAACTTAGAATATGAAAGTGGGAATTGGAAAACTTCAATTGGTATCGATTTAAGAAATTATAAAGGATATCATTATAGAGTATTAAATGATTTATTAGGATTTGATGGTTATTACTCAACTGGTAATAAGAACTCAGCAGGACAAATCATCAATACTTTAGTTGAAGCATCTCCATTCAAAGATACGGGTATTAAAGGACCAAAAATCGATTACTATAACATTGGTAAAGTAGGTTGGCAAGGTGTAAATGGTTTAGTTGAATATAACAACTCTACCTTATCTGCAGTATTACAAGCAGGTTTATCTAACCAATCATTCCAAAGAATCGATTACTTTGACCAACCAGGTAATCCTGAATCAGATACAGAAAATGTAGGTGGTGGGTATGTTAAAGGTGGTGCAAACTACAACATTGATGATAGACAAAATGTTTTCTTCAATGCTGGTTTCATCTCAAGACAACCTAACTTTGATGCAGTATTCCCTAACTTCGCTAACAATGTAAATCCTGATTTACAAAACGAAGAAATCAAATCAGTTGAATTTGGATATGGTTTCATTGGTAACAACTTCAAAGCAAATGTTAACTTATACTCAACTGTATGGGGTAATAGATTTGTTACAAGAAGTTTATCTAACCAACAAGGTGTTGATGGATTTGCTCAATTCAGAGATATCGATGTAGTACACAATGGTATCGAAGTTGAAGCAACTTATGACCCTTCTTCTAATTTAAGATTAAAAGGTATGTTATCAATCGGTGATTGGAGATATACTAAAGATTTTGATGCAGAGTTATTTGATGATAACCAACAATCAATCGGTACAGGTACACTTTACCTTAAAGATGCAAAAGTTGGTGACGCTGCACAATTCGTATCTTACTTAGAAGCTGATTATAAATTAGGTAATAAACTAAATGTTGATTTAGGATATAGATTTGTAGATAACTTATTTGCAGATTATTCAATTACTGATTCAGCGTTTACACAACCTGATAACGATGGTGCGTTAAAGTTACCATCTTATGGATTAGTTGATTTAGGTTCAACACTTAGATTTAACTTATTCGGAAACGATGCTTCATTTAGAGTGAACATCAACAACTTATTTGATACTGTTTATATTGCAGAATCAAACTCAAATATCCACGCTTCTGCAGGTTCAGAAACTTGGAATGGAATCGATGTAAGAAACTCAGTATGGTTCGGATTCGGCCGTACTTGGAACGCTTCACTTAAATACAGATTCTAATATTTATAGAAGGAATAATCATGGGAGGGATGTTCTACAACTCTCCCATAATCCTTTTTGTTATGAAAAAAATTATATTAACTATTTTGTATTACATTTGGAAACAATTAGCTACAAGAAATAAGTTTCCAAAATTTTGTGAAAAAATTAATTTGTTAATCAATAAAATTGAACAACGAAACTAACATACTAAATGAATATGTTTGTGAAGAACCTTTTAGTTACACAGATGTACACACTCATGGACAGTTTGTATGTTGTCCTGCGTGGGGCCCACCAAATATAAAAGTAAACGAAGATGGAATACAAAGTGATAGACTATTTAATCAAACAGATGATGTACAACGAAACTGGACTTCAAATACTGCAAGAAGGATACGAGAAGCTGTATATGATGGTTCTTATTCCTTATGCAATCATGAACTTTGTCCTAAACTAAACCAACTAAAAAACTCTAATATCATACCTGAAAAGGTTCTTAAAAAAGAAGATTTTAATAAGAAGTATGATATTAAAAGTATTGAAGATATTAAAAACTTCAGTAAACCACCAGAAGAAATTCTTTTTGGTTTTGATAGAAGTTGTAATTTAAAATGTCCATCATGTCGATTATCTCTTGTTACAAACGATGATGTTAATTCGGTTCAATACAAAAATAAACTCCATATATTAAATTCAATAGAAGATAACTACGGTTCTAACTTAAAAAGAATATTAGTTACAGGAAGCGGAGACCCGTTTTATTCTACTATATACAGAAAATACCTACAAAATTTTGATAAATCTAAATATCCTAATTTAGAATCATTACAGATTATTACAAATGGTGTAATACTTAATGAAAAAATGTGGAATTCTTTAAATGCGGCTCCTTACATTAATTTTATAGAAATTAGTATTGATGCTGGTAATAAAGAAACTTATGAAAATGTTACTCGATTAAATGGTGATTGGGATAAATTAATTTCTAACCTTAAATTTATATCAACATTAGATAGTGTAGATGATATTGTATGTTCAATGGTTGTTAGTAAGAATAATTACAAAGAAATGAAACAATTTTATAATTTAATTACTGATATATTTTCCAATTTTAAAAATAAGATTGGTATTAATTATAGACAAATTGCAAATTGGTGGACATATAGTTATGAAGAAATGAAAGAACTTCAAGTGTTTGATGAAAACAACAGTTCTTTTGAAGATTTTTTACATGAGTTAAAAAAGATACATGATTTGCCATTTGTAAATCATAATTTTCATCACATTAGCAATAAACACTTTAATAAATCTTCGGATATTGAATATATAAAATCTATCGAAGTTGATTTTGAAGAGATTGTAGAAGAAACTGCTAATTCAAATAAATATTTATTATAAATTAAAAATAATTAAAATATGAGAAATTTAGTTTTATTACTAATTGTTATTTTGTTCTCTGGTTTTTCACAAACTGAAAGTGAGTGGAAACAAAAGTACGATGATATGAAAGAAGAAAGGGATATGTACAAAAAGGCATCAGAGATGTTACTGAAAAATTGGAAAGAATGTGAACAAAAAATAACAGATATCATAAGTGAGTAAGTTAATTAATTTATTTGGAGGACCTGGTATAGGAAAATCTTCCATAGCAGCAGGAGTAACATATAAATTAAAAAAGAAACACATTAGTTGTAACAACCCATATGAGTTCCCTAAACTCTTGGCGTGGGATAAGAACAACGAAGCAATAAAAGACCAACTCTATGTACTTGCAAATCAACATAGAGGTATAGCACAATCATATGGGAAGGTTGATTACATCGTAATCGATTCACCAATAATGTTTTCATTAATTTATAAAACTTGGTATAACACAGGATATCCTGCTGAGTTTTATGGTGAATATTTTAACAAAATGATTGTAGATTTGCACAATAGATACGATAGTATTAATGTTCTTTTAGAAAGAGCGGAAGGTAATCATAATGATGATGAGAGATATCAGAATTTAGAAGAATCAATTGCTATCGATAAACATTGTAAAAAGATTTTAGATGATAATAACATTCCTTATCACACTATAAAAGTTGGTAAGAATACAGTAAAACAAATAATAAAACTATTAGATGTTTAGTTCCAAAGTTAAATCACAAATAGAATTCTTTAAAAACAAAAAACCAATTGAATGGTCTGAGTTTAGTAGTGAAGAAAAAATTCGTAATGAAATTGAAAATAATACTAATTTTTTCTTTTATACAAACCACGAAGTATATTCTAACGGTCTTGATACTTTAATACAAATAATATCTGAATATCCTGATAAAGAGATATTAATATCAATGCCTGTTTCTAATAAAATAAAATATGGAATGGAGCCTATTGTGAATTTATTACATTATGCAAATTTACATAAAGACTATGTAAATCCAATGAAAGAACTTGTAATATGGCAATTGGGAAATTATTTGCCAGACTCTCATACTATTGGATACTTTGATTTTATAAATGAAAGTAATTTCAAAAATTTATCAAAATCAAATAAAGGAATTTTATCAGTTAGAAAATACAATAAAACAAGAGATAAAATTTTTAATAAAATAAATTTTGATAAATTTAATGGAATAATAAGATATATTAGAGTCGAAACGTATCTGGGAGATTATAAAAGAGAATCGTTACTTCCACATCATTATGAAATGAATAAAAACCCAACTACTTCTGAGTTGGTTAAAGAATATTGTAAATCATTTGTTTCATTTGTTATAGAAACTGATACATCTGAATCGCCTTTAAATCCTATAACCGATAAAACATTACTTCCATTTTTAACACAATCTATTCCAATTATATATGGTGGTTGTAATTTTGTAAAAGAAGTTGAGGAGATGGGATTTTGGGTAGCTAATAAAGAATTTGGATTTAATACAGATTCTCTCTATTATGGTGATGATAAAAAAATAAATAATTTTGTAGAAATGGTAAATACTTACAATGAGTTATCTTATGGTGATATTAAAAGTATGTATAAAAAAAATTATAGTAAAATTAAAAAAAATTACGATATTATGTGTAAATTATTTTTTAAATAATTTGTATAATCCAAATAATTTTCGTATATTTGTATAAACAAAAAATAGATATGGCATTCTTCGAAGATACAACAAACCAAGAAGTAAACAACTCATTATGGGTTGAGAAATACAGACCAAAAAAACTAACAGAATATGTTGGTAACGAACATCTTAAACAAAAGGTAAGTGATTATCTTCAAAGTGGAGATGTACCTCATCTTTTATTTTTTGGTAAAGCAGGTACAGGTAAAACAACCTTAGCAAAGTTAATTGTTAACTCAATCAATTGTGATTATATCATTATAAATGCATCAGATGAAAACAATGTTGACACAGTTAGAAACAAAGTAAAGGGTTTTGCTTCCACTATTGGTTTTAAGGATATGAAAGTAATCATCTTAGATGAGTTCGATTACATGACACCAAATGCACAGGCAATCCTTAGAAACTTGATGGAAACATTCTCAAAACATTGTAGATTCATTCTGACTTGTAACTATGTAGAGAAAGTGATTGACCCAATACAAAGTAGATGTCAAACTTTCCAAATTGTACCACCATCCAAAAAAGAGGTGGCAGTACAAATCTCACAAATCTTGGGTAAAGAAGGCGTAAGTTTCCAACCAACAGACCTTGTACCTATCATTGATAGTTCATATCCTGATATTAGAAAGATTATTAATACTTGTCAACTAAATTCATCCAAAGGACAATTAAAACTCGATACAACCTCTGTAATCGATTCAGATATTAAATCAAAGGTGGTTGAGATTCTTAAAGGTTCAGATGCAAAACCCAATAAATGGAAAAATATCAGACAGGCAGTTGCCGATGCAAGAATCTCTGATTTTACAGAACTATATACATTCTTATATGAAAAGGTTGATGATTATGGTGGTAACAATACATCAAATATTATTCTTATTCTTTCAGAATCACAACACAAAGATGCATTGGTAGTTGATAAAGAAATAACTTTTATGAGTTGTATCATTCAGATTGTAGGAATTTTATGATAAAATTAGAAACAGATTCACTTGATGTATTATTAAGAACACAACCTAAACTAATGGTAATGTTTGGTACTGATTGGTGTGGGAATTGTGATATTCTTAAACCAGAGTTTGAACGAGTTTCTGAGTTAAATAGAGAAATACCATTTATATTTATAAATCCAGATAATTCACCTAAAAGTAGAGAACTTACTGATTTAACTAATATACCAATGGTAGTTGCATTTAAAAATGGAAGAGAAATTTTTAGTAAGTATGGTAATAAAACTGAAATTGTACAAGAAGTTTTAAACATTTTACTTGGATAATTAAAATATTTTTCGTATATTTGTAACAAATAAACTATAAGATATGAAATACGACCCAACGAAACCAGACCCATCAAGTGATGTACTTGATAAACTATCTGAAGATGAATTATTTGAATGGTTAGATACAAAAGCTGAGTATCTAAAATCAAAAACCAGGCCAATGAATTCTCATGAACTTAAACAAGTTGCGGGTTTATCCGCAGCAATTGATGGGAGAAAAATATCAGAGGATGAATGGGAGGCTATAAAAAAACAAGGAAAACTAAACGAAGAAGAAAATAATAAAAGATGGCAAAAATCGTAGGAATGGGTGGTGATAATAATCCACCAATACAAAAACCGAAATTAGATTTATCTCAGGCAAAAGAAATATCTTGTCAAGAATGTGGTGGAACTGTATTTATACCAGGTACAAAGTTCTTAAAAATTTCAAAAATGATTACAAGTACACCAAATGATGCAATCATACCAGTAGAATTATATCTATGTGGTGATTGTGGTGAAATTTGTGAAGAACTACTACCAAACGAATTGAAAAATAATGGCAAGTAAGACACTATTTGACCACATAAAAGCGGTTACACAATTTCAAGACCCTAAGTATTGGGATAAACTTGAAGAAAGTGATAAGAAAACTTGGAGTAATTTTATGATACACAGATTCTTATCTATGAATCCTGATTGGATAGAAGTTCTTTCAGAAATACAGCCATATACACAAACATTAGAACCTAAACAACTTTATCTTTCACTTATTGGGATTATCCCAAAAGGAAGATATTTTTTAAAATACACAAAAGGTAAAAAAGATAATAAATATGAATCTTTTTTAATCGATATTATTAAACAAGATTTTATGTGTTCTTCAAAAGAGGCAGAAGATTACTGTGAAATACTTTATTCAACCAGAGAAGGTAGAGAAAACATAAAGTATATTTGTGAAAAGTATGGTATCGATAAAAAACAAATTACTAAGTTGAAATTAAAAGTGTAATGAAAAATGATAGCTTTTGTATATTACCCTTTTCTCACCTCAATGCTTATCCCAATAAAAAATTAAAAGTTTGTTGTTATTCTCAGAAGTATTTAGATATTGAAGAATCTTCTGATGATGTCGTTGAGTTATTCAATTCAGAAACTTATAAAGAGGTTCGAAAGAAAATGTTAAATGGTGAGAACCCCTCATATTGTGATATTTGTTACAATATGGAAAAGGAAGGGAGTTATAGTTATCGTCAACAATGGAACGAACATTATGGTGATTACATTGATGAATATGTAAAAAGTACATCAGCTGATGGTACAATTTCTCCAAACTTTCTAAAATTAGATTTGAGACCATCTACTAATTGTAATTTTTCTTGTAGAAGTTGCAGTTCAGAATCATCTACAAAGTGGGCAGAAGAGGATGATAAGTTTTTTAAAGAACATCCCCATATGGAAAAACCATATGACCCATATTCTTTTAACAAATCAACAAACTTTAATATTCAAAATAAAAATTTAAAAAATTTAGAACACATTTATTTCGCAGGTGGTGAGCCACTTTATATGAAAGAAATGTATAGTTTTTTAGATTCAATAGAAGATAAATCTAAAATAGAATTACATATTAATACAAATTTTAGTTTATTAAACTTTGTAAAAGAAGATATATTTAGATTTCTATCAGAATTTAGATTTACAAATTTTATTATTTCTGTTGATGGGCTTGGTGAATTGGGTGAGTTTGTTAGAACGGGATTTTCACATCAAAAATTTTGTGATAATTTAAAAAGATTAGAAGAAAACAAAAAGAAATATAATAATATTCGAAATGTTTTTCAATATACATCATCAATATTTAATTGTTATGATTTTTATAATTTTAGAAATCAAATGTATGACTTAGGTTTTATCAAATCTGATGATGAAATTTTGTTTAATTATGCAGTAGGTTCGGAAAGAGTTGCTGTAACTTCTTTTTCAAATTGTTATAAAGTGGCTGATTTCTTTGAAAGAGGATTGGGAGAAATAAATGGAAGTAGATTAAAGACACATATAGAAAGATATATAAATTATCTTAGAAACAATAAGTTAGAAGATAAAACAAAAATTACTCATGTGTTAATTGATTTTAGAAGTAGATTGCAGTTTGGTAATCAATATAATAAAACAAAAACTCCTCAAGAATTAAGTTATCTTGAAGATTTTTTTAATGAAATAAATATTGAAAAAAATTTGGATTTCTCATAATTTTTTCGTATATTTACATAGTAAATTAAAGTTATGGCTAAAGTAAGTTATTCTCAATATGGTATGTATTCAACTTGTCAAGAACAGTACAAGTTAAACTATATTGATAAATTAGGAACATCATCTGCAAATATCCACACAATTTTTGGTAGTGCAATGCACGAAACAATCCAACACTTTTTGGATGTGATGTATAATGTATCTAAAAAACAGGCACTACAAATAAATCTTGAAAACCTTTTATACAAGCAACTTGTAGAACACTTCACTAAAGAGAAAGAAAAGATGGAGGGTAGATATCCCTGTACCCAAGAAGAAATTGAAGAGTTCTTTCAAGATGGTAAATTGATACTTTCTTACTTTACAAAAAAATTAGATAAACTATATTCTAAGAGTGGATTCGAACTTGTGGCAATTGAACAAGTTTTAAACGCTGAGGTAAAACCAGGTGTAAACTTTATTGGTTTCATTGATGTACTTCTTAAAGATAAAACAACTCAAGAATATGTTATCATTGATTTAAAAACTTCAACAAGAGGTTGGTCAAAATATCAAAAGAACGATAAAGTAAAAACATCTCAGATGTTACTTTACAAAAAGTTCTATTCTCAGAAATATGATATTCCATTAGATAAAATTAAAGTGGAGTATCAAATACTAAAGAGAAAAATAAATGAAGATTACGAATTTCCCATACCACGAATTTCAAAGTTTGTACCTGCGAATGGTAAACCCTCTGTAAACAAAGCATGGAAAGGTTTTACTGATTTTGTAGATTCTGTATTTGGTGAAGGTGGTGAGATTATCCAAACTCAGTTTCCACATAATAAAGGTAATCATTGTAAATGGTGTGAATTTAAAGAAAGAGGACTTTGTTCTGCTTGGAATTGATGGTTTTTTAAATTTATATATATTTATATAAAATTAAAGGATAGTTATGGCAGATACAAAACTTACTACGGTAAAAATCATA